TGCCAGACGCGGCTGTTGGAGCGCTCCCCAGTGTTATCCATGCTGCTTTAGTTGACTGGATTACAAGCCGTTTTGTTGCAGCATTAACCGCACTTGAAACTGCACTCGTTCCAGAGGTTGTAATAATCTGAGTCGTTAAAATATCAATTGCTTGTCTTTTGTTTAGCTCTGAGCCTCTACCTGTTGGCATGTGTCACCTATTCCTTATCCCAGTCATAACCAGGCTTAAAATTAGAACTCGATTTAACGTAGGGTTGCGGGATAATCTGCATTTCACGCGGGGATTCAAATTGATGCTGCCTGACTTTTGCGCTGACTGGTTCGCCAAATATTTGATTAAACCGAGCTAACCAATAATTAGATGTTTCTTGATTGAAAGCGTCTGCATCCTGCTTTTTGTAGCACTCATGTAAAACCCAATAAAGCAAATCGCGCTGGTTTTCTTCGGGTATTTCAAAACCCTGCGTTGTCAGGGTAATATCAGTTTTAGGCAGTCTATAGACCTCAAGATAAACCTTTTTCCCTGCATCTGTTGCATCAGGAACTGGGGAGAATCGGATAGAACGGCCTGAAATAACCGCATAAACTGGATTACCCGTCATTCCTGTATCTGTTCGCCATGTCGGGTTAAGTGTTTGCATGTTTTCTTTGAAAATGTGCGTAATCAAATCTCCATCAAAAAGCATGTTCTCAATAACCGTTATGCGGTTATGCAGCGAATAACTTGCTTGTCCATTAACCAGCGTTATTTCACAGATTGCCGCAGTGCTATCATCAAATATTAAATTAGCCCTGTTACACGCCTGTTTGTGTGCGGCATCGTATTTGCGTACCATGCTGGCATCATCCCACAATTGAGTGGTGATACTGTCATCGGTGTAATCATTCCGACACAATGTAATACCATCAGACACCAGCATTATTTATTTACCTTGCAAACTGGGCAACGCCGAAGCCAGAAGCATCAAAACAGCCCCACACTTCGACAGTGCTACCATTTAACGAACTGACTAAGTCAACTGTACCTCGCACATCGCCAGTGGTTGCCGTTGCGGTTGCGGTATCAGCCACAGCAATATTTGCATCGACTTCCTCACGAACAGAGTTAAACCAGAGCTGCATAATGTCAGATTTTGCGCTAATCGGATAAGGCAAACCTAACACTTTTCCAGTGCCTACCGTTACCGTGTCGGTTGTAATATCACCAGCAGAGTAAATGTCAATTGAGTAAATGTATTTGAAGGCTTTTTTACCAGCAAGAGCGGAAGCACCGGAAGTAATAGTAAAAGATTCAACCATTGGTTGTTTGTACTGGTCATAACCCGTAATGGTAAAAACGGTGTCGGCAGCAGCAGTTGTTGAGGTTGCCACAATGTTTCTTGGAACATCCAGAACCCAAACCAAAATGGTTGAGCCATCAGCCATTACCGTATTTGACGGTGCGGCAATAGCACCGTCAGCAGGGCTGGTATTGTCGTTTGCGGCTTTGTAGGTTTTTGTGCCATTGTTGGGCAGTTCGGTACTGGTTGCGCCGATAATCAGGTTATCGTTATCGCCCACAGCAGGTGATCCTAAAGATATTTTTGAAAGAGGGTGGATTCTGATGCCCTTACGCTCGTTAGCGGCAAACAGAGCAGGATCATAAGCGCCGCCATAGTACAGTTGGTCGGCATGGGTAAGGTGATGCTTTGCAGTCATTGTAAAATCCTTCTGTCATCACGACAGTAGCGGACACCCGAAAAGGGCATTAGTGAAAAGAGCGTTAGGAGCCACGCAACAGGAGAAAACACTAAGGTTAGGGAGTAACATGAAAAAGCCTGCTGCGTAGCTTGCTCGTGATTATACTCTTAGCATTAGAATTTTAAAATATTCTGAAAATAAAAAAGCCCCAGTATTGCTACTGAGGCTTTGCGTGACTCTTTAAGTTTGTAGTGCTTTGGGCAAAAAAAGCCCCCAATTAAGGAGGCTTTCTTTAGTTAAGTCAATAACTTATGCACCACTTGAACCGTACAACCCGCGCCAATCGCTGTGCCCAAACGCATACCGCTCCCGCGCCTTACTTCTAAAGTTACCAGTATTGAAATCCGGCTCAGTTTTAAACTGCACCGCCACCCGCGTGAACATTTTTAAACCGTCCATTGCATCAGTCTTGATAAACCAAGAGTCTGAATCAGTTAAACGGGTCATAATGACGGGTTCACGACCAAAGATGCCTTTTTTGTTAATCGCGTTAATATCGTTGTCAGCGGTATTGGTACGCAATGAACTGTCCAGCAAACGACAGGCCACATACTCCAAGTCTGGAGGAATAACCATGTCAACTGGACGCAAGGCAATTGGAATACCGCGATCATCTTTGGCTTTGCGAATTTGAATCAGCAATTCTTCAATCGCTGCTTCGGAAATATCCGCCGGAGTACCCAAGATATTGCTTGCTGTACCGCCACCCGCCAACGGATGGTCAGACGCTAACAGGGTTTTGCCATCACCGCCCAACACACCGGAACCAGCAAAGCCGTTATTTAACACATTAGCCGCTGTGATTTCTTTGGTGTTCTGCATAGAACGGGCTAATGCGCGAGTCAACTTGCTACCCAGTTGCATATAAAGGTTGTCCTCAATTGCTTCTTCGGTGATGCTAAATGCCAGTGCAATAGTTTTATGGTCATAGCGTGAAGTCCAAGCCTCTGAACCTTCATCGTAAGCAACAGCGGAACCTTCCGGTTTAATCTGTGCATTGCCAAGTCCGGTCATCAAAACATCTTCTTCATACGCTTTTTTTGAGTTTTCGATTTTAAAAACTCTGGAAAATTCAGGCGCTAAGTCCTGATATTCCAAGCCCCAGACAGTATTCAGACCTAGCTGTAACTGACGGGCAATACTACTTCTTGAAATAGCCATGATTAAATACCTCCCACGCCAGCGACTACACCACGCATCACATGCTCGATAATCATGACTTCAATTACAGAGTAAGCCCCTGCAACATTCACCTCATTATCCACAATGCGCAAAATCCGCAGCGTCATGTTAGTTGTGGCTGTACCTGCTGAAACGTCAGCATTTACCGCGCTGATGCCTGTTTTGGTAGATCCTGCTACATATTCAATATCAACCAACTGCCCAACGTCTGCCGCAGCAGCACCAGTGGCATCGGATTGAATCTCGAAAATAATATTGGGGTCGTCATAAACCAGCGCGAAAATCTCGGTGCATGATGCAGTACCAGGCCAGTACGGACTAAATTTTTTAGCGCCGGTCGGGTCTTTGTACTCACAACCTGCAAAGACTCCCAGGTTATCAGCATTGGCAGCAGCAGAGGCGGTAATCGTGCCATCGTTTGCCATTTCCACTAAATCACCCTTATAAATCGCAGTGGTGTAACTTACTGCAATCGGGTATCTGTTTACCACTGCCTCAGAGCCGGACATGTGCCGAACTGGTCTAAGGCCAAATGGCGCATTTACGTTAGCCATAATAGGCTCTCCTCACGCTTCACAGCGTTAGAAAATTTGTTTAGTCATCAACAGCAGCAATTCTGCCGCGCTGAGTTCTTGATGTTTCTTCAAAAGACAGCCGTGCATCGCCTCTTTCGTTTTGGTCGCGGGAGTTTAAAAAATTCGACTTGACAGATTGCGACTGCAAATTTGTAGCTTCTCTTACTCGTTTTTTGTGTCTGTTTAAAAGCTCAGTGGGGATTTCCATCAGGATAGAACCATGAATCCCTATGACTTCCTGTCCCATAAAATCTACATGAGCAACAAACTGTCCTTTCGGAATGGTTGACAACAAACGTGGTCGCCACCCCTGGTTGAATTTACGCTGCAAATTGGCTTGGTCTTGCTCACCCTTAACAGTTGACCTAACCCACCGTTGACTATAGCCTTCACGCGCAGGGATGTTCTTAGTGCTTAACAGCGATTCATCCCAATCTGCATACTGTTCGTGAACAGGCTCGGACTCGCGTAAATCCTGAGTTCGTGCTTTTCTGGTTAATTCTGCTTGCTCTGCTTGCTCTGACATGATTTACGCCCTTGCTGAACGTTTGTTTTTAACCCACATTGCTCTGTGCTTGGGGTCATTCGGATTCAGGCCAAAATCTTCCATATCGGATTTATCACGACTGGAAAAACCTATATTACTGTCATCATTTCCCACTGTGTAGCCTCTATCAACCACGCCAGGGGAAGGCGGCATTTCACGCTTGAACTGTCTTGATACAATGCTGTCCAGTTCTGCCAGCGTATCAGGGTCATTGTAATCGTAGCCCTGCTGAATTAACTCGTTAAATTTCTGTTTCGCAAATTGCGCCTTTTGCGATTTGTCAAAAATCCACTGGTTATTTTGCTCCCATTCTTTAACGTGGATGGGCGTTTGCTCAGTGGCTTGCTGTGTTGTCTGAGGCGGTTGAATCTGGGCTTGTTGACGTGGGGAATTTAGACGAACTTTAATATCCATCGCTTCATCATCAATCTGCGCTACCCGTTCATAGTCGCCTTCTTCCATTGCTGAAACTTTTTCTTTAGCCAGTTCTTTCTGGCGTTCTGATAACGCCTCTGTGGTTTGCTGATGCTGACTTGTGCGTAACTCGTTTAGTTCGGCCTCAAGCTTTTGCCGTTGTTCGCGCTCAATATTTCGCTCATAAACCAGTTTATCAATGCGTTTTTGCACTTTTTTAGAGTGCTTATTTTCGCCTTCTTCAAAGTCGCCTGGACTCTTGCCAGCAACTTCGATTAGATCATTATCTTGTTCAGGGCTTTCTGATTCAACTTCAATGTCATCATCATAATCACCACCGCTAAAATCGGGATTCATATTCTCTCCTGTACAGGAACGTGACGTTTCACAGCGTGATTCATAGCATTTAAGCTAAGTAGTTAAAGCACAGCCAAAATGTCAGTGTCGTTAATAACGGTTGCAACCTCGTCATCATTAATCACTTTCAATCTGTGCAACTGTCCTTCATGGTTGACAGCAACAATCATTCCGGTATAACTGCTGAACTGTACGATGTCGCCAGCTTTGCACCAGGGGGTAGGTTCTCTTTTTTCAAGTGACAAACCACCCTGAAATTTAGGATGTTTGTAACACTCGCTACCCATAGCTACAACGCGGCCTACATCACGGAAATATTCTAAAGTTTTTTGCGATTCGCCAGTTAAAACGATACCGCCTTTAGTAACTTCTTCAATCTTTATCGGTGCAATGAGTAACCGCCACCCCGCAGGTTGTGGCAATTTCTCCAGCGGTACACCATCCGCTTCAAACGAAATTTGATTCATATTGTCCTCACGACAAGATTCATAGCGTTACGCTAAGTTAAAATACTGCAATATCATTATAAATATCATTATAAACTAATATTCTGATTAGTCGCTATCTTCTTTATCCTCCTCATAAAACTTGATGGTTTCCTCAATTGTTTTCAAAGATAACTTAAGCCCTCGGATAATGCCAACGTGCTTTTTATAGTCATCAAAACAGGACACGCTGCCGTTTATCAGCAGTTCTGACTCCCTGAAAATTTCTTCATTAATGCGTTTTTTCAGTTCTATGATTATCGGGTCGGAGTGTAGGCTCATAACTCCTCTTTCATCCTGCCCGTCTGTTTTTCGCCCTGCCTCGCTTGTGGTTCATTACATCATCCTTCCATCATTTTCAGGTGTTTCAATTCCTTGCCCAATCCCAACGCCTGCGCTTTGCAGGTCTGGCATTGGTTGTGGCATCGGTTGCTGTGGTTGTTGCATGTCCGGTGGTGGTGCGGGGTATTGTGGACTGGTGTTGGTTGGGAATGCGCCAGGGGAAAACTGGCC